TACTTCAAGCGCAAGACAGGGGCTAACCTTAAGCCACCTGTTACTGAGTCCAACCCCAAGGGTAAGAAGTTAGCTAGAAAGAAATCATTCTGTGCTAGGATGGCTGGCGTTAAGGGTCCAATGAAGGACAAAAAAGGTAGACCAACAAGAAAAGCTCTAGCGTTAAAACGCTGGAAATGTTAATATGGGGTTCGGACAAAGAGCAGGTAAGTTTAATGAAATAGGTCGGATTCAATCCATACGGCCCGCATCTCAGTCCCCTATGACAGAGGTGGATTCGTATACTATTACCAGTACAGGACAGCCCGCTAGTGTTATTCACGCAAGGGACCCTATATTTAAACCAGGTACTGAGACAGCACTTGATACTAATGCTACATTTTTTACTCCATCGGAAAGCTATGGATCGGATGGAGTCCCTCAGTATTCTCAGTATGTTGTTAACGCTAATGTAGGTTCTAGCTTACTAGTAAGCCAATATAAGGAATTCTTTACTGTAACTAATCCTGGCGTAATGAGCACCGTTGGTGCTTATGCACAAGATAAACAAGGAGGTGCTGCAAGCGTAAGACCTAGTGCCGAATCAGAGCCATCTACATTTAGAAGAGAGGGTCTTGTACAAGTAACTCTAACAACATCAGATGATGCTGATCCAGAAGTAGCTTACAGCGATGAGAATGTTGATTGGTGCGCCATAGGTTTTGATAATTTCTTTTTTAATACAGTAGCAGAAACGGCTTCTGTGAGTACTTCTTACAGAACATTTAGAAAATATTTAAATTCAGCTGGAACAACTAATTTTGCTTTTGCACAAAGTACAGGTCAGTACACTGTTAGTGCATCCTCATTTGGAACTGGGGATACTACATATAATGTAAACGGAGTATATAGATCCAAGGTTGTTCCTTTCTTTAAGAAGAACGATGGGACTCAGTATTATTTAAAAACTAATGTAACCTTTACCGCTGCTTCCGTAAATTCAAATGCTGGAGATAATGGCTCTATTTCTCCAGCTGGATTTGTACAATATGATGTTTCATCTGCTAATGCTACTCCAACTTATACAGTTACTCCAGACTCTGGCAAGCATATAATAAGCGTTAAATTAGATGGAGTCGCTCTAACTATTACAGATCCTTCAAACGCAGAGAGTTATGTTTTTGGAACAACCGCTGCCCTTCCTGGACCCGCAGTTATTCCTGCTTTAACCGCAGGATCAAATAAAAGCCTAGAGGCTACCTTCGGTAACAAACTTACACTTACTACTTCTGGATCAGGAGGAAGTATTAGCACTTCTAGCCCTCAGTATGTTGCAATTGGTGGAAGTGTTAATATTGAATTTTCTACCGATCCTAGTGCAATTACTCTAAACGGAGTAGCTCAAACACTACCTGCTACTGGACAGGATTTTGTTGCTACAGGGTTCACCGCTGACAGTGTATTAGTAGCCACCTTTAGTTAATATGTCAGATGCACAAGATTTATCCAGCTCAGTTGAGCAAGATTTAAATAATTTTTTAAGAAAAGCATCCATCGTTGATGAAACCCCCGTCATTGAAGGCTTTGGTGATTTACTTGAAGTAGCTAATTTAAACCCACCACCAGGGGTTTCTAGAGGGAATACTGAATCTGATCAGAACATTAATCCTACTGACCCTTTTTCAATTACAGTTAACGGAAGCACTGATGTTAGTGGTGCTCAGGCTTCTCCATTTACATTGGATTGTTTGGCAGGCAGTGCTGAATACCCAGCAAGGGGCACGGCAACATCACCTCAATCTGTTACATATGCTTCACCTACTGCCATATCTGTATCACCCTCATCTGGAACAACAAAGTTTATTGTTTATGCTAAGGTTGGGGCAACTATGACGGCAAATAATGGTCTTGATGTAGACGCAAATGGAACAATTGTAATATCTGAAACATCTGCTGCGTCTGATAAATTTGGATCAAATACTAGATTTCGAAATAATGGCTCTGGCTCATATACTTATTTTTTTCTCATAGGAACTGTTACGGTATCCAGAAGGAGTGACAACAGATATTCTGTTCTAATATCTCAAATACAACAAGGTAATTACAGTTACGATAATGTTAAAAGTACAACGGCTACAGTGGGTGGTGCTACCGTATCAACTAAAGATGGACCTCGAAAGTTTACAATTTGTATTAATGGAGAACCATTTACAGCCGACATCGATGTATCTAATATTGTTAAAGTAACATAATGCCAACCGCAACTTCATTTACAGCACTAGGAAGGGGCAATGGGTTTCCGTTGTGTTTAGAAAAGATTGATGTGTCTGGATTTGACCGATGGACTACGCTAGGCGGTGTATCAAAGGAAAGTCCAAGTCCAACAGATGCTAAGATATCAACATCTTTAGTTAATGCAATGAAGTTATATTGGAACTTGTATTCAGTAAAAGGGACTTGTTCTGTTAGTGGAACTGATGCTTCTGGAAATACTATTGGTTCTTTGGTTGGTGAAGTGGTTGCTAATTTTACAGATACTGATGATGTAAATCATTCAAACCCGAACGAAAGAATTTGCTATCCTGGTGTTCCTAGTACTGAAGACACTAATCTTTCTAGTAATCTTTCCTCAGGCGGTGCGTTTCGAACCTTCGCTCAACTATCTATAGGAATTGAATTTGAGTTTATGCGATTTTACAATGGCGCAATAACAGATGAGAATAATTTTATTGGTTATGGACTTGAAAGTTTTTATGGAGACCCAGTTTTTACAGTGGCGTCTGGTGGCAATAATAATTTTATGAATTTTACTGCAATTGCAAGATTTGTGGACAGAGACGATACCATTGGCAATAGTGCTGGGGCTTATGACTGCATTGGCTCAATGGTTATGAGCGAATCGCCGAACATTACTTATAGTTATGCAACTATTTCTGGAATTCCCTTTGTTCGTGCAACCATTGACTATTTTGATGGTTCTTCCCCTGAGCCTACCAGAGTGGCTACCATAGACTCAATAGACTTTTACACTTACAGCTAACCCTTTATGATATAATACTTACTATGACCGAAGAAGAAAGATTACTAAGAGAATCCATTATGGGGCTTTCTGCCCCTGATGTAATGCAAAATATGGTTAACACGGACCAAAACATAATGGGTGCTACTCAGCAAGAGGGGTCATTTACTCCACCTGTGGGTATAAGTGGTTTTGATCCTGAATTTTATGGTAATGTATACTCCCCAGCGGTATCCCCTGATATTGAGCAACCTACAGAAACAACAAGGTTTATTAATGACCCCGTGCAAGGATTAGTTCCTGATATCAACCTTCCTGTAGCTCAGTCAATGAATCAAGCTGCATCACAAAATACACAAAAGGAATCTAACGCATTTTCTCCATCTGGTGAAAGAGCCTATAATACAATTACAGGGCTTTCTCCCGTAGAGCAAACAGATGCTTTTCTCAGTGGTGTAGGACAGGGATTAAAAGATTTGTTTACTAATCCAATAGATTCAATTTCAAGAGGTGTAAAAACTTTTACTGATGCGGCAGCTAACTATGGAGTGAATGCTCCCGAAGGGACTTTACCGAGTATAATAACTGATTCAATATATGAAGTAACTAAAAATGTTGATACTAACAACTTATTAGCTACTGATGCAAGGGTTGAAAAGGGAGCACTTGACGCACTTAAATTTGTTACTGGTATAGAGGTTGATCCCCTTCGTGATCAAGGGCCGTCAATAGACAAAATTTCTTCTGTTGAAGGGCCACAAATACAAACTGGGGAGACAGGTCCCCCCCCTGCCTTGGGATTTGATTCTACATTTGTAGGTAAGGATGGCAAAACATATGCAATACCAACAGAAGGAGGATTAGCAGATAGGTTTGTCCCAACTGCTGAACAATTAGAGCAGTTCAAAGAAAGACGCTTAACAGGAGGTACAACTCCAGCGTCAGCTGTAGCTACTGGTACTACTGCACCTCAAGTAATTACTCCTAATGTAAATACTATGCAGCAGATTGCAGGAAGACCTGTTGCTCAACCGAGAGCTTCGACACAGCAAATACAACAAGCACCACTAACGGCTACTCAAAGAGATACTCAAAGAGCACAGGGCAGAACTGCTGGTGCTGATAGAGTCGGTCAACTAAGCCAAGCTGACCTAAGAGATTTAGTACAGGGGGCTGATAAAAGAGCTACTGAAGGAGAAAAGATGAGGGCCTTGCAAATACAGCAAAGGTACGGACTTGGCCAGTTTGGAAAAGATAAGATTACTCCTTACCAGCAAGCACAAATTGACGCTGGAGCAAGAAGGTCTGACTTGAATGAAATGGCTTTACAAACCCAGATAGCTAGAATGAATAAACCAAAAGAAGATCAATTAGCCTCAGTTACAGCTATGGTAGATAGAATGATTGCAGATGGTAGTTTACCTTCTGCCCAAAGATCACAAGCTATACAAAGTATGGTTGGTTTTAAGGACGGTTCTTCGACGGGCGTTAGGTCAATGACTCCCAGCAATCTTAATCAAATCTCAGAACAACTTAGACCAGGAGGAATTCTTTATGAACAAGGAATAAGAGTTGATCCAGGAAAGATTGACCCAAGGACTGGAGCCGCCGAAATATACAGAGAAAAACCAGGATTTGAATTAGGAGCACCTGATAGATTGGCAGTATCTCCTGATTTGGAGGCATATTTATTACCCTTTGCAAGAACTACTAGGCAAGGCAAAACTGTTGGTGAGTTCGAGGATATAAATATGCGTATAAATCAATTCTCTGGCACAACCGCTAAGTAATAACAACTATGGCAGTCTCAAATGTAACCTTACCTAACGGTGAGCGTGTTGACATATCTCACGCTGATGACGCAACCGAGTTAGATGTATTGAACTTCGCGTTCAAGGAGTATGTTACTAATACTGATCCTGGTAGCCCGTTTGGTAGAGGCATAAGAGACGGGGTTGATTTATTACAGACTGCATACGGTTCAACCCTTGAGGGGATTGGATCATTGCTGGACTCGGAGTCCTTGAAACAAGTAGGTGCTGATGTCGTGGCCGAACAGAGGGCTGAGATGGATGCGGAAATGTTTCGTCAGCAAAGGTTCGGGGAACAGGATGAGGGCATAGTTGATTATACACTTAACCTAGCTGGTGCTTCCCTACCTCAGATGGGATCCACATTAGCTGGAGCTGGTGCGGGTTTTGTGGCTACTGGGTTTAATCCACTGGGTGCGTTAGCTGGTGGTTTTTTGGCCAATATGCCTTATTTCTATGGTTCAAATAGAGAGAGGCAAAAGGAGGCTATTGAACAAGGGTTCAGGACCGAGATGGACGAAGGGGCCGCAGCACTATACGCCGTACCTTCATCCGTTCTTGATGCGGCCTTTGGTGCATTGGGAGCTAAGTTCCTTTCTACTGGTGCTCTCAAAATGGGCGGTGGGCTTTTAACAAGGGCCGTAAAGGGATCAGCTACTGGTTCAATTATAGAGGCTCCTACTGAGTTAGGTCAGCAGTTCTTGGAAAGATATCAGTCAGGCTTACCTACTGATTCCAAGGAAGCAAAGCTGGAGTACGCAGAAGCGGCCAAGGGCGGTGCTTTATTAGGTGGTTTGTTTGGAGGTGGTGGTGCCGCCGTGTTTGGCGATAGGTCAGGACCTGATGCTATGCCGCAGTCAACTACTCAGCAGCAACCAGTTGAAATGACTTCTGTTGAAACACCTGAGGGTGAAGCAGTATCTACTGATGTGGATGAAATACTAGGAGGCCAAGAGGCTGGGCCTGGAACTACTCAGATACCAAAGGAGGAGTTATTAAGAATTCTAAATACTCCTGATACTCTGGCTGAAGCGTTTCCAAATCAGGACTCAGTAACACAGGAGCAAAAAAATCAATACGAAGCTGACTTAGCTCGTAAGGCTGAGATTGAAGCAGATATGGGAATTGCTGGGCTTTCGCAAGAACAAGTCCAGGAAGCATTAGAAACTTCTGAACCCGATGTAGAGATTTCAGAGGAAGACCAAGCTATATTTGAAGATGAGTTACAGGAAGAACTAAGCCAAGATGACCTTAATGAAATATTTGAAGAGGAGGATGTAACAGCAGGCACAGGGCAAACCTCAATAACATTTAATAACGAGGAGGTAAAAACATCAGCAAGGTCCAAGTCTGGAAAAACATTAAAGCAATCAATTCTATCTAAGATAGGAGCAAAAGTTCCTAAGATGGGTGCAGTTAGACTTAACCTTAATTCATTCTTCAACCTACCCGATGGAAGAAAGGGAGTCCTTCAGACTGTTCACTCATTGAATGAAAACGGACTACCTAACTACAGTAAAGCAGTAGCCTACGGAAATGCCTATACAATAAAAAATGCAAGGACTAGGGTTAACCCGCTTGCAAGAGCTTTGATTGCTTTAGGAGTTAATTCAAAGAGTGCTATGGCTAGCGTAGACGGGGAGATATTAAGTGTTGCTCCTTCACTTGAGGGTACGGTTCTTAGCTTTAACCCAAAAACAAATAGTGCTTTTGTTGATTCTCGGGGCCGTCCAGTAGTAGGAGCCGATGAAATAACTGTTCACGGATCAAAGGCTTACGCTAGGGGTAATATACAGTACGCTGATTCTACCCCTGAGTTTGCTACAAAACAAGATGTCCTGAATTATCTTAATGGTCAACCATACAAGGGCAAGAAGTTCTCTTATTCATCCGTTGGTATTTCTGGCACAGAGGCTCAAAAGAAACAAAAGCTAGAGGAACTAAAAAAGAAAGTTGCTCAGTCCGATGAGTTAACCTTTGACGAAGTTGGTGATGTAACAGCAGGTGCTACACCAGGCACAACTCAGCAAATAAAAAATTCAAAAAAACAAATTGATATTATTGATAGCGTTATTGATAATCCAACTGAAATAGAAACTGACCCTGGTGAAGGCGGCAAGGTTCGTTCAATAGCCAAGAAGTATCAACTTCCAGATAATGAAGTTCTTGATTTTAACGATGATTCTAACATTACAGAGGCTGCTAACCGAATTGATTTAGTACTGGATAAATCTTTTAAACAATTTCCTAAATTTGCAAAATGGTATTCAAGTAGGCTTAGGATGGCTTTAAACATCTTGAAAGAACTTGATCCTGATTTAAAGAAACCAGAGGATCAATTTATTCTAAAAGTGCTTTTAGCTATTACTTCTAACGGAAATGAAGTATCTCCTCAAACGGCTGAATCATATAGGATATACCAGGAATGGAAGAAAACTGGAAAGGTTTTAGTTAGCTCTACAACGGGTACTAGAGTAGGGGCTATATTAAATCATCTAGCACTATTTGATGATTTGCTGCAAAAGCACGGCTACCTAAAGATGAAGAAGTTTATGGCAAGGTCAGGAACTGTTTCTCAACTTAGGTCAGAGCTTGTTAATAAATTTGGATTTGAAAAGAAAACAGCAAATGGGTTGACTGGTGGAGAATTAGTCAGTGAGACAGTTCCGTTTGCTTTTATATTAGGCCCAAAGTTAGGAAGTTTTTACAATAATCTCAACGGGAATTTTGATACTACCACAATGGATCGTTGGTTTATGCGAACTTTTGGTAGAACAATGGGGCAACAATTTCTTCCAGCAAAGATTGATGCTCCTAGGAAAAGGTTTTTTGATTCTGTTGATGCATTGCTTAACGACCCAGAGCAATCAAAGTTCCTCGACCAAAGAGTAACAAAAACATCGGAGTTTACTCTTCGAGATCTTCTTCCCAGGGATGGAGTAATTGATTTACAATCCATAAAAAGATTAAGTGTATTCTTTTCTAAAATAGAAAATAGGTCGTTTAATGGTACTCCCATACCTTCTCCAAAAAAAGGGCAGCCTAGTGCGTTTCCTTTAATTAATGATTTTAGATTAGCATTAAACAATTTCTCTAAAATTGGTGACGGTCTTCAAATAATCGAAGCACCAAAGGGAGGAGGCCATCGTAGATTTATTAGAAGAGTGATGGAAAAAGCTCTATCTAAATTTAACAAAAGGACCAATAAAAACTTTACACCAGCAGAGGCACAAGCACTCTTATGGTATTATGAAAAACTAGTACACGATTCAAATGGAAGCAGACAAAAAGACGAAGCCCCAGATTATGGAACAGCCGCAAACAAACTATACAGAGAAATTAATGGATCCGATTCAGGAAGATACAAACCCTCAGATGCCGTCAGAAGACGAACTCCTGTACGAGCAGGCAGTGGTGGATTACCTGGAGGACAACAACCTCCCAGTACCCCAGCAACCGACCCTGATGTAACAGTAGGAGCTGACCCTGGTGTAACACCAGAGGAAGTAGCCGATACAATAAACGATGGGGGTTCCTTTAGTTCAGTAAATGCACTTGATGCGTTTATCCAAAAGAACTTCGCCCCAATAGCCGCTAAGTTCGGCGTGGACATAGTCCCGAACTATGCCTCTACCAATGCCCTGCAATACAATGTAACTCAGGGTGTCATTGAGTACAATCCAGTCGCTGTAATCAATAATGATAAAAATTATTTGGTGGCTGGTATGCGTGAGGAATTAATCCACGCTTCAATGCACAGAGTTCTAATCAATAGGAATAAGGGCAAGGACAGGGTCAAGGCCTGGCAGGACTTTATGACTGCACTGGGCAAAGATATGACCCAGGAACAGAGGGATGCTATAGCTGGAGTGTACGGCAACCTACAGACGGACGCTGACTTCGGGGCTGAGTACAGTAGAGCTGTTATACAAGAGGCTCTTTACGGCAATATTACTGAGCAGTACGCCAAAGGTAAAGCGTACAGAAAATTAAAAGCACTGTTCCGTTCCATACAAAGTTTCGTAGCTAGGACACTTGGCTCCGATGTATCTAACCCTGATGTAGCTGGAGTCATTCGTGCATCCGCTGATCTACTTCGGGCCGTGGACCCAACAGTCAGGCCGACACAACAGGTAGTGGTGCAGGCCGCTACGAACAACTCAGTAAACCTGGACCCTAATGCGGAGATTACATCACAGGATGCGGTCAATGCTGGAGTACCTCCAGGTAAACGAAAGGTTGATTTGAACTTCGCTGATAAATATATATATACAGTTACTTCTGTTCTAGGCAAGATACACCCTAGACTTAAGGTTCTTATCAGGGATTATTATAGTTTAATCCAGGCCCAGGTATTATCTTACCAAAGCAATATGGCTCCGTTCTTTAAGAAACTAAAGGGCATAAAGAACAAGGCTGACAAACTCAGGCTCAAGCAATTATTAATGTACAGCCCAGAGACTGCGGAGGGCGATGCTAATACAAGGGAACAGGAAACACTACTTGCTAAGTACGGAATGCTTGATGAGTACAGAAGTGTAGTACGGCCGTCACTGGATAAACTAAGGGCTGACCTTGAGGCACAGGGTGTTGATGTTGGTTTCTTATTTGATTACTTCCCAAGGAAGATAAAGAATTTTAAAGCCCTCCAGGCAATCAAAGCTGCTTATGGAAAGACTGTAGGTAAATCATTCAGGGATTTCATAGAAGCTAAAAACGATGAGGTGCTAAGGGTTCGCAGACAAATGCAGGACTTAAATGACGCATTGGTAAAAGCTGCTAACGATAATAACCAAGCCCAGATAGATAAAATTAACCAGCAACTTTCTGAGTTATCCGCTAAAGATAATGTTATTATCCAGGTGGGTGCTAAAGAAACTGCAGTACAGGAAGCGGCCCTTTGGGATGAGTTCATAACTAACTTGGCTAGGACTAACCCTGACCTACTCCCAGGTAATGTAAATGCAAGAACACTTGCGGATCGTATGATACCCGATGAACTGTTGCAGTACTACGAGGACCCAGCTGTTGCAATGGAGGGTTACATATTTAATGTGGTATCAGCTACTGAGACTATAAAACTAATCGGTAGTAGGTTTGTTACTAATAAGGAGGGAACCAAGATGGACTCCGCTAGTAAACTTGGTATGCTAATACAGGAACTGCGGTCCACTGGGGGCATTATTGATGAGCAGGCTGACAGGACTATACCTGAGATAATGAAACTAATTCTTTCACCTAAGAAAGGTGAGAGCAGGTTACTTCAGTTAGCTCGTTCATTTGGTTACGGTTCATTGCTTGTTGAGTTCACCTCTACCCTATCGCAGTTATATGACCTTCCATTCATAATGCTGGACAACGGGCTTATACCTACATTCAGTGCTATGTTTAGCGAGAGACTCAAGGGCGAGGACTTCGGTATAGATACACAGAAGGTTAGCCAGGAGTTCGTGGGTGATGATAAGTTCCTGGAGTCAGCTGTTAGATTCGGTCTGCGCTCTACTGGATTCACAAAGCTGGACCAGATAATGAAGGAGACTAACCTTACAGCTAACTACAATCGTTACCGCAAGTTGTCCAAGTTATATTACAGGAACAGGGATGACTCCAAGATAAAGAACTTTAAAGCTGAGTTGACCGCACTTGGGTACAGCCAGCAGGAGCAGGACCAATTAATTGTGGACCTCAAAAAAGGTGATAAGGAATCAGCACTTGTCCGTAGCCTACTGTTCAACAAACTAGCCGAGACACAACCCCTAACTTCGGCCGAGATGGCGATGGGCGTAGTAGGTAATCCAAATCTTAGAATAGCTGTAGCTATGAAATCCTTTATGGTTAAGCAGATGGTCTTTGCTAAGGATAGGATTCTTACAAAGATGGTCAGCAAAAACAGAGCTGAGAGAGCACAGGGTGCTAAGGATATGGTAAGGCTTCTTACATTTATGTTACTATGCGGCATACCAGTTGATGCGTTGAAAGATTTCTTGGCTGGCCGTGTTGGATATATGGGTGATTACTTATTCGATGGTACATTCCGTATCGCTGGCGTGAGCAGATATACTGGGTACAAGATTCGTTCAGAAGGTATAGGGCGGGCTACATTTGATTACTTTACACCAGTAGCTTTTCAACAAGCTATGGATGCAACGGGTGAACTACAAAAGGTACTGAGTGGAGAGCGAGCATTATCAGAAAGTAAGTTCGTTCAGTACGCCCCGTACTCAGATGTTGTTAACAGAATGTTTGGATTCCAGAAGGAAAGAGAGAGAAGGACCCTGAAGCGTAAGGCGGCCGAAGGAGAGTCCCCACTGTTCATACCACCTGGTGCCCTGTAAGCAAAAAGAAAAGCCCTTGTAGGGCCTCTGGGATTGAATTCCTTGGGCAAGGACGGGTAAAAAAAAGCCCCACCCCCCAATCAACAAAGGGGTGAGGCTAGGTTAAGGGCATTGAACAGGAGGAATATGAAACCCCCTTGGCTTGGATTACTCCGAAGCCTTCCCTAAATTATTTGTGTTCTTTGAGGAATCTTTTTTCGGACTGAAGTTCCTTACGCTGTTCAGTCATACGGTCAATCTTGTAGGACAGAACTCTGGATTCGTTCCTGATCATTTCTATTTGGGTCTGCACCCTTTCGATGCTATCCGCTAAGTTAGTTTTCTTTTCCATTTTGTATATGTAGAGGGAGCTATGTCGCAAAGGTTCGATGCTATTTTATATGAATAACCCTCGGCCCTGAGCTTGTCAATTTTGTGAACAGTTTCAATCTTTTCTTTATCTGATAAATTTGTGGGTGATTTGTTTTGCCTGGATGGGACCAGGTACTCAGCTGTGCCGAACTCGTCCTCAAGGGCTTTTATCTTTTTCATCTCCTCATTTATCTTACTAAAGGCCCAGTCAACAAACCTCTGTTGAGAACCCCTGTCATTGGTAAGTAAATCGTCATTAATCTCCATTATTCAAACCTTCCTGTGCAGTGATAAAATTTAAATGTATCGTGAACATCTCTCTCCCCTTCCCTATTCTTGGCTACATCATATATAAGTTTAGTAAATGTTCCTCGTTCGTCGGATCCCTTGGATGATTCAAAGTCCCCGTCAGCTGGGTACATAAGAAGAACTATATCGGCATCATTCTCAATGTCTCCCGAATCCTTGAGGTCATATAGTCGAATCCTGGAACTCTTGGCGCCCTCCCTGTTTACCTGAGCTAAAAGAATCACCGAGATGTTCAGGTCCAAAGCCATCTGTTTTATCTTGTGAGATATATCAGCTATACCCTCAGCCTTTCCCATCTTTTTACTATCAAATGGTATAAGCTGAAGGTAATCAACCACCACTAGCTTTACCCCCTTCTTGCGTACAAGGTGCCTAGCTTGACTGGTGAGGTCGTCGGCATTCCTTACACTGTGCGATGTGTACAGCGGCAACTCCGCGGCCTCCTTGGTGACCGTTTTAAATCTCTCTTCCTGTTCCACATTCACGGTCCCTTCCTGTATACTTCTGATATTGATACCCGATATGGTTTGTATCATTCTTTTCATTAGTTGCTTTTTTGGCATCTCAAATGAGAAGTAAGCGGTCGGGACTTGGTCCTGTTTCATAGCCTTGGTAGCCACGAACAAAGCCAGTGCGGATTTACCACAGGATGTCGGGGCGGCTAGGGTTAATACTTCTCCTGCGGCTATACCATTGTTGCCCAAGTATCCGTCAAGGCGTTCAATGTTTGTCTTTACTACATCGGGTTTGTATGTCCCGTCCTGCATCTTTTGGATGTCCTCAAGTATTTCATTAGCGGAATCCTTAATTGAAAATATATCGGAGCCAAGTGTCTCCACCTTGCATATAGAACTCTCAAGCGAGGACCTAATCTCCTGTGATTCCGTGGACTCGGACTCAGCCTGTTCTACTGCAAGTCTGCACCCTCGGATCAGGGACCTTAGCCTACTCTTCTCAGCTACTATACCTGCAAAATACTCAGCCTGTAGTGGCGTTTCTGAGGCGTTCATCACGCTATATATACCAGCTATGCCTCCGACCTCATCAAGCCCTCCTGAGCCTTTCAAATGCTCCTGTAACGATATCTCATCAAGGGGCTTGCCTGACTGCACGAGGGATGCAATCGCCCCGAATATAAGTTTATTTTTAAGGCAGTAAAAATCTTCTGTGGTTACTGTACTTGCTACAGTGTCGTAAACTTCGTAGTCACTATTTAAAAGACAGCAGGATATAAGTTTCGTCTCAGCGTCTTCGTTATGCGGGGGCGTTTTTGTTTTGTTCAATATCATTCTCAAGCATCTCCAAGATGGAACGAAGGCACTGGCCAATGGCGTTGTGCTTAATGACTAAATTTCTAGGTAGCTCCCTGGTGTCTATTCCTTTGTGAAGGTTGATTGTTAGTTCAGTAGCTTCCTTGATCGTCTCGTTCATATCTTAATTAATTATTGTTGTAGTAATACTTGACCCCCTGCACCGTGCAAAGGGCCAAGCATTCTATCATAAGGAGTTACTCCGATTCTTCTCTTTCGATCATCCCTATGGCTATCAACGAGTAGCCAATCAGGTCACGGA